AGCCATGTCATCTACCTTACGCTTTAAGCCACGACGACGTTTCTTATTAATGAAACGCTCACGCTTTTTAACATTTTCGGTTATCGGGATTGCGGCCATCGAATTTTTGATCGTAATCAAATCAAAATCTACTCGCTCGCCCCTTGCACTTGTTGCTATCTTTGCCATTGTGTGTTCCTGTTATTGGGTTTCTCTATTTATATATCATCTGAAGAATTCATTTAAGTCTAAATTGTACTTGATACTATCAACTTCATGTAAACCAATCAGATATAATGAGTAGCATGCACAGGAACTGCCTCGACCAGTACCCCAGACAATGGAGTTTTCTTCGAAACTGTCTACGATATATATGGCAGTTCTAACTAAATCTTCCATATTATATTCTTTGAACAGAATTATTTCTTGCTTAACTCGACCAATTCGGTCCTCAATGTCAGTTTCATCAGATATATCATCACGCTTTACCACATTTAGAAGAGCCTTTAGAAGATAATTTTCCAAATCAATCTTTAAATACTTTTCGGGTATAGTGTATGACGTATCCAATTCACCAATACTTTCCTTTAGCGTCAGTTCCTTGTCGGCATAAAGGTTGAACTTTTTTATAGACGCATCAATTTCCAACGGATGCATGTGGTCTATTGATTTTCCAGCAAGTAGCATGTCAGCAATTCTATCCGAATACATGGACGAATCACCATCAAACCATAATGTACGATCTTTTAGATCAAGCGAATGCGGAAGGTCCACCGGCATCATCCAATGAGCTAGGCATTACAAGCTTGCCGTCCTTTTGGTACATAGTAGGACGTTCTGACACTCCGACAGTACCACCACCGCTGTAGCCTTCATATGACGGTGCTTCTATGGTTGATGAGCGCTGTACACCACCAGTCACAGTTTCGTGAGGGTATGTTGCTTCTACAGGAGCATGACGCACAGGGGCATGAACAGGTGCCGGATATTGGGAGTTGCTATCATCAAGGGAGAAAATTTTACCCTTAATTAGATTCCATTGTTCCGGAGTCGGTGACCATTCCTTACCGTGAGCAGAGCAATAGCCGTCCAGCCATGTTTTCAATTCACGAACCGATACGAGAGTCTTTGTTGTTTTTTTAGTTTTAGCTGCCATTTTGATATTCCGTATTAATGTAGAAAATTACCAACGGTAATTGATTCTTTGAGGTACTTATTATAAGTATCGGTCGGTGCGATCATTATCCATGCATTGTCACCGATTGGATGGCACAACATTAGATTCTTGTTGAACGATGGTGTTCTGACAACGGAAGCTGATGAATAATTGGTAACTCTCGCTAGATTTTCTACGATTTTATTACTCTTATGATTCAGCAGAAATAACGAGAAATTGCTCTTGGTTAAATCTGACACCTGTACCATATCTACAGCCGATGTATCATCGGAATAGACCAATATATTCCATTCTGCCGGAATTTCGATAGAATGACCCTTCACGTTGATAGTCAGAGTCGGTGCCGAAAATTCTTCCAGCATGACCAGCTTTGATAATTTGAAATCTTGTTCCTCTAAATCCAGCACCCAGAAGTAATCAGTATTGATAGGTTCGTCAATAGACGCGATGACGATTGGGCGGGAGTCTTCATTCGATATAAGCATTAGATTTGATACCCGGTAATAGGCATTAGTATACAACAATTTAGCTCGTGCTGTCAACCTTTTCGGCAAATAAATCACCGAAATATGTACGATAGTCGATTTTATCTTCTTTATAGTTGTAGTTTTGCTCTTTGTAATACTTTTTACGCAATGCAGCGTGTCGCTTTGAATATTTTGTATCTGAGCTAATGTCAAAAACGTTGACGAAAGTTTTGTCTTCTGCTTTACGCAAACCGCGACCAATCGTCTGGATTGTTTGAATGAAGCTCTTATTAGGGTCAACCATGAACAGGTTGAATATGCGTTTGATGTTCAAGCCGGTTGATGCCAAGTTGTAGGTAGCAATGACCACGACATCATTTCTGTCTTTGAACAGATCATAAATTTCCTTTCTGACCTTAGTGTCATCGGTACCATCAATGAAGATAGCATTTGGAATCTGCTTTGCAAGACGTTTACCAAAATCTACACCATTAACCAGCACAAACGAGTTACCAGCTTGTTCGGTTGCGTCGTGAATAAGGTTACCAAGAAACTTGTTACGCATTTTATTGGTTTTGATCCAAGCGCGTTCAGCCGTATAATCAGGGAAATAGTTTTCTTTGAACTGCTTGTAGGTCATTTTTGCCGCTTCTTCCGGGCAAGCCTCCTTCCAAGTATTCCATGCCTCGGTAAAATCTTCTTGAAGTGTAATACAACGCATCTTTAGCTTTGCTAACCAGCCCAAATCCATCAGAGCCTTTCCTAGAACCGATACTACCGGATCACCTAGTACATATTTGACTTGCATCAAGTCAGCCTCATGCTTCGGCAATGTACCAGTTACACCAGCAATGAACGATGCATTATTTGCATATTCCATTAGCATGCTCTTCAAGACGTTTGATTTTGCACCATGCGCTTCATCGACTATGACAGCATTGAACATGGACATAATTTCTGGACTATTCTGCAAAGATTGCCATGTGGACACTAGATGCGGTTGGGTGAGATTCTTTTTTGCACCGTAGAACATGCCAACTTTGTTGCCGAAAATTTCAATTTCAGCGGCGGTCTGTGTAACTAAGTCGGTAGATGGAACGATTACCAAACACTTAGATTTCATGTGAGTGTGTAATAGATTGAATAATGCGCCGATGATGTAAGACTTTCCTGCGCCAGTAGCCGCAACAGCGATACCACCACGGTTATCCACTAAAGAATTAATAGCACGAACCTGATGGTCACCGAGGGTAACACCATATTCATCCAAGAAGCTTTCATTGTCGATCAAAGGAACTTCAAACGTAATGGGGTTTCTATTGTCCCTTACCTTGACCGCATATCCCATAGCCTTTAGGTCTGGGAGTATTTCTGCCATAAAGTGAATGGAAGTCTTTCCAGCCTTGCTGAATAGTCTGATTTTACCATCCCAGCGACCAAGCTTATATTGCGGTTTGAACAGGTAGCCGTTATCGTAGAAGCCGAATTTGTTGTAAAAGTGTTCATACTCTTTAACATTCAGACCAATTATCGCAACATTGATTTCATCTAGGATTTTTATTACGGCAGTTTTTGGCATTATTAAATTCTTATTGTTATGTTCTGTAGTTCATTCTCGTAAGTTCTGACAAGATTATTCAACGAATAGGAACGCTGCTTGTATGCCTCGACAATTGATTTACATTTGTCATACACTTCACAAACTTCCAGATAGATTTCTTGCTGGTACAAATACGCTTTGTCACCGTCAATGGCTCGCTGGATTGCAGAATCGGTGTAATCTTTTGCGGAGTTCGTCTTTATATAGTGCATTCGTTCCGCTCTAACCTTTTTCACAAGCATTTCACAATACTCGCGGATAGCCGCAGTCTCTGCTGCGATTTGATCGTAGTAGGCTAGCCATGACGCTTGTTCGACATTAGCAGAGGCGATATTCTTACCGTCAAGCTTTATATTATCTTCCCAACCGTCTAAACGTTTATCGATAGACGCTAAGACTTTCGGTAAATTCGGTAATTGATCGCCACCAAGTTTCTTTATTGTACTCAATTTTTAGTTTCCGTAGATGCACCACTGTAAAGGTGAGCTTTTGTTATTTGCTCATCTGACAAGATGGTACCATCAAACCCCATTACATCACGCGGTCTGGTGGCCTGTTCTAACATCCTATTATAAGTTGCGTGAGATGTCAACGATGTCATGTCGTCAAAGTAAAACTCTTTCAACATCTGCTCAAGTTCTTGCTCAGATACCAAAGATGCAATAGTTGATAGCTCTCGGATGAAGGTGAGCAGTTGCAATTTGGTGCCAGTTTCTAGCAATTTTATCGGGACGATAAAGCGAATTTTACTTCTATACATATGAGAATTTTCAGCAGTGGCTTCGACAAAATCATCTTCACCAAGCTTTACGCGTGAACCAATCTTTGGTGACACGTATCCAGAAATTGTAACAAAGCCTACTAGGCCCGTAACAGTCTCTATTGATGTCCATGTTGTAGGTGCATTGGTGTCTAGAAAGAATGCAGCAGCTTCGCTCAGCTTGGACTGAAACGGCGCTAAGGCCGTTTCAGTCAAACTTTGATACGTAGTCTCTCTAAAGTCCAATATATCATGTAACGTTGGGTCTTCTAAATCGTCTATTGAATCGATTTCCATTAGTCCTCGGCTTGCACCTTTGATTTTTTAGATGGTGCATCCGTATTTACCTCTTCTGGAACGATTTCGATATGATCGTCGTCTTCACGAGCAACAAGGTCTTCCAGAATCTGTTCTTGATACTTTGCAAAGTTTCCCTTCTGGAACTTGTTACCTTTGTATTCGTACCATGAACCTGTAACAGTCACTACGCCAAGAGCTTCGGCAACATCAAGCAATCCGCTGTACGGGTCCATACCCTTATCGTAAGGAACTTCTATGGTAACCTGTTGATATGGCTTAGTGCCACGAGTCTTGAAACCGAAGAACTTCAAACGAATACCTTCGTAATTCTTGGTCTTGTCGTCTTTCAACATGTAGCGAATCAACAAACCGATTTGCGTGAACGGATATTGAATAGCTTCGGTGATTTTCCATGCGGTGACAGGGTTTTTGGCTGCAACAGCGTCTTGGTTCTGATACACCTGTTTTGTGCAGATGATTGTTACATTCAAATCTTTAATGTCGTGCATGAATGGGCCGAGCATGGCTTTAATCTGACGGACCTGTTGACCCATTTCACCCTTGCCGATACCTTCTTCATAAGCATTCTGTTGAGATTCGGTTAACATTGCATCAAGTGAATCGAGAATGATAACGAACGGTTTTGTTTCTTTGTGCTTTCTGTATGACGCCAAGAATGACGACACCACGTTGATACCGTTACCAATTGTGGTAACACCACGGTAAACGTAATACGGGTCTTCGACGTTGACGCCAATGCTTGTCATGAATTCATTATCCAGAGCATGCTCCGAATCGACAACCAATACACCATGACCCATAGCCTGTGCTGCTACGGCACAGTTAGCGGCGATGAATGACTTACCAGAACCAGAACCACCGGCAAGCAAGGCTAGGTTACCCTGACCAACGCCACCACGGTACTTACCGGAAATGACTTTATTCATAACGTAATTACCGGTACTGACCCAATATGTTGGACCATCGGCGTTTGTTGACACACCTACAATTTTCTTTGTTTCTTTGTTATAGTCTTCTAAAAACTTCATGTTATTCTCCAAATGCTTTAGAAAAAATAGGCTCCAAAGGAGCCTATTTTAGTTCCCTGTTCAGGATTTCTTCTGTCGGTTTCTGCGAATCTGTGCAAGGATGTCATCCTCACCTTCTGCGTCAGTGTCCGCTTCTTGTTCAGCCTTGGATGGCTTGGAGGTCTGCTTTGCCGGTGGTGGAGCATCGTCGCCTTCGTCGCCATCCTTTTCGACTCTCGGTGCTGGCTTACGAGTCTGCTTTACCGGAGCTTCCTCTGGAGCCTCTTCCTCGTCACCAGTTTCTTCTGCATCATCACCGCTTATGTGTGCATCTAGCTTACGCTTGACAAACTCATAACCCGGATTCTTTGGCAGCAAGGTTTCTAGATCAACCAACTCAATTGTTTCTAGCAAATCAGCGTCAATCGCTGTTGGGCGACGGGCAAAGCCTGAACCGACTGTGTAGGTACCATACTCACCCTGTGGGGTTTTCTTGATGTTGAAGTTGTAGCCTTCTTCCATGTCCCACGGCAATGCATCACCGAGTTCATCGCTACCGATTTCTTCTTTGATCTTTTCCATCAACTGGTAACCGAACTGCGTGTTCAATACCTTACCATCTGACTTCTCGCCTGTTTCTTCGTCTGGCGGCAACGGGTCTTCAACCACTAGGACTCGCAATAGCGAAATCTTCTTGCGGTAGTAATACTTACCATTTGCTGATGCCTTACCTTCGGCTTTGTAGTAGTCACGGGAAACATCGCAGATCGGGCATTTTTCGCCGTACATCTGGAGACATGGAACGCGTTCGTTCTTTCCGTTGATACTTAGTGTGTGTTCCAACTTGTCCACGTAGAACATGTATGGATTGTCTTGATTTTTATCCGGTAGGATACGGATGACGGCCTTCTTATTCAGGTCCATCTGCCAGAACGGGTACATATCACCGCGCTTCTTGCCACCGTTGTCGGTCTTCGACTCTTTCTCTTTCTTGAACAACGCTTTCAATGCATCTAATTTTTTATTACTCATTTAAGTTCTCCTATTCTAAAGTTTTCTAAAAATTATGTGATTTTCTATCATTTCTCTGAGGGATAAAACCCCTCAAATCTATTTATACAAAATCTGTGTTGCCACGATACACAATTTTTAATTAGAAGTCAAGACCTATTTTTAACGCAGTATTTGCTCTGTTCGTAGGAATGAGATTAATTTAATTATATGCTTACACGATCCCGGAGTTTTGTTCGGGTTAACAGGTGGGCTATCGGTTTTCTTTACATATGGCGGTGGCGGGTCGCCTTCAAGACTTTTCTTAGCATGGTTCCATACAGCAAAGCGCCAGTAAAAATCAAGACAATTGCATTTTACCTTCGCCTGAGTTTGTGAGGCGGTAAATTGCTTCACATAATAGTCTTGACCATCAACAGCTTTTATTTGAGTGAAACCGGGCTGCGCTTCGGTCGTGAAACCCACATTGACAAAACGCACTTGACTCTGGTAGTTCTTGCCTTCCTGACCACGAACACGAGCTTTGATAAGAAGAGTTTTCTCGCCTACGGATGGAATCATATCGTAGTTGGATATGCTGATGGAATTAGCCTTGGTTTCACGAGTGTTACCAAAATCTCTCTTTACGTTGTTGCGTAAATTTGATAGAGACAACTCAAGGAGAGTCTCACCATCTAATTCTATTGCTTGTTCCTCTAGGTTTTCCATTGATAGTCCGATCAGTATACTCCATATTTATCCCATTGTGAAGCCTGATGAACTTTCTCCATGCAAGGAGTTGAAGAACGAGTTGAGCATTTCACTTCGATCAAGTTCATTATTCTGTTTATTCTGTTCAACCGTCCAACCGTGACGCTCTTCGATCTCGGAAGCTACCGTGTAAACCATGTCATAAGCATGGGCGTTGGTAGACGACATTTGCTGAATAACATAGAATACAACCATGCAGGCCATGATACGGTCATCCGTTGCACCCGGTTGAGCCGCATATGAGCCATGTGAGCGTGTGAATGATTTAAGCTCAGTTAGTAGCTGTGGCGAGTTAATCGTCAGTCTACCACGTTCAAACGCTTCCTTGAATTGAATACATGCACGGAGCTTGGTTTTAACGTTGGAGTTCATACCAACCTTCTCGCGTTCTGATATCAGCATAGCATCCGGTGGGTCCATGTCGCCTTCATATGAAGCCAATATACCTTGACCAACACCATTATTTTCTACCGAGAAATATATCTCTTCGGTTGCTTGACGTAGGAAATTGAGTAAAGATTTAAGTTCTGTATACATGACCTGTGGTGACAATGTATTGATAGTGTACTCTAACACCTGTTCCATTGCAGGGAATTCGAAGACTTGGAATACGCCATTGTCACTACCATTACCGGTACACGGGTCAACACCAACAATGTAGGTGGCGTCTTTGGTAAGTTTTTTGAAGAAGTTGAATTTGTTATCGTTAACCGTGAACTTAATTAGCTCGTTTGCGGCAATCTTTAGCTCAACCATTTTCTCGGCTTGTGTGATGAGGGCAGAGTCAACCAACGTTAATTCTTCGGTTAAGAATTCACATTCATATTCTTGACGCCACTTGCGTTCACCCAACAGTCCCATGAACTTTTTCTTGAATTCTTCGTCTCTGTCCGGTGGGGCATCCCACGGAACGAAGGTAATACCATGTTTAAAGTCATTGATGCCAGCATTCGCACCACGCCACAATTCGGCATACTGCCCAACGTCACCGTTTGGAGTTGACGATATAATCATCGATCCACCGGTAGAAATTGTTGGTAGGATAGAGTCATAAAATTGTCTGGATACGTGCGGCTTTACGAAAGCGAATTCGTCGGCATACAGCAGGGAGATTGCCATACCACGACCAGAGTCTACGGAAGTGGTAGTTGCTACTATACGAGATTGGTTATCGAATTTACATTCATGCTTGTTCCATGAGTTTTCATCGATACCCGGCTTGAGCCATGCTGGCAATTCCTCGTAAGCGTACTGAATCTTAGCAATGATTTCCATTGAGTTACTGGATTTGTTCGAGGCGACTAAGATCGTCTGATCGGGTTTGAAGATAGCCGACCACAATAGAAATGCACAAGAGGTTTCAGTTTTACCAGTCTGACGGGCGCTTAGTACGATATTGAAGCGATTAGTATGATAGCGCTTGACCATCTCTTCCTGATAGTCATACATATTGAATTTAATCTTACCACGCTTAGCATGCTTGATGTAAACATAATTTCTGATGAAATAAACAGGATCAGCAGCACAACGCTGCAACTCTAATATAGATTCTCTGGTATATTCTATCGGTACGTTAGATCGTTTAAGACCGGGGTTCTTCTTACTTGCCATATATTGTTCCGCTTTTAATTATATATCTCAAATAAAAAAGCCCGCGTTCGCGGGCTTCAAAAAACGACAGGGGGTTCGTTTTTTATTTTGCAGGCGGAACAGGGGTTTCCACGGGTGCAGGCTCTAATGATTCAGGTGGGTTGATTAAACGTGTGGCAGTGTCACCAAAGTAATCACTTAGATGTTCCTTGGCCTTGTCATTTTCGCCGCTCACTAGCGCGTTAACCATTTGAGATAGATGTTTGTTCATGTTCGTAAAGTTCCGTTCTTTTGAATATTTATGCTATATATTTGGAAACAGGAAACTACAATGAATGCAAGTACAATTATGAAAGCAATGGCGTCACCAATCATGCTAAATCGATTTTCATTCCGTCTAATTAATACACAAGACAAGAGTGAACTCGGAGCTATTACGACCAGCGTCACAGCCGCAAAAGACGATGCATCACGCTTAGGTGTTACGCTATCATGGGATGACAACGGATTAGCCATACTGGATTACATCAAACTACGCAAGAACATTAAAGATTACATAGCAGTCATCGAAATATTAAAAAGTGACGGTACCGTAGGCGGGACTTGGATGTACGAAGAGTTGAAAGTTACGGTCGATCCATTGGTTAAAATCGATTGGGATTATGCCTCAAATGAGGCTCTTACCACCGTGATGGTGCTGTCGTATGCAACACGTTTGTATACAGCTAATCAGTTACCTGTCAGCGTCAAAGCCGCCACGCTGTAATAACTTAAATGCGGCCTTCCAGTCTACCAAAAGATTGGTCTTAGTGTCTAGAATAGTAGCCTGTTTCTTCTGGTTGTTAAATGCCACGGAAACGGCTTCTTTTAGATCGTCATACGAAACACCCATTGGACGCACTAAATAGCGACCGGATGTTTGGGACGGTGGGATGACTGGCGTGTCTGTCGATGCAGAAAATATATCAGACGGTGGGGCAGTATGAGTTGGCTTCTGGAAGAAGTCTCCTTGCTGCTCTTTCAATATGTCACCTGTCTTATTAGCCAAATATGTACTGAACGCAGCCTTTGCAGCTTCGTCGTCATTGGCAATAACACTGTCGATTAGATCAAGTAGTTCTTTATTCATAGTATTGTATTTAGCGTTCGATCAAGTTTTCTCGTTCTTGTTCTGCCATTAATTGCATGATTACATTTCCGTGGCATGGAAGGGGTGAACACCAACAAACAAGATTCTTTTCTTTCAATTCTTTTAAACTATCCATCAACTCTGGGTTACTACGCAAATACTCTTCATACTTGCGTATAACTTCGGCTCTGGTTCCATCCTTACCAATCACAAATAAATTCCCCCATTTGGAAGGACGACCGATATAAACCGAATTCTCCGGGATAACATCGGTCGCCTTATTCAGAACCTTTATATCTTCCATTTTCCATTCACGATGTTGATTAGGGTACGCTTGCCATCTGGATAAACTATGCAATGCGTGTGAACCCATGATGATGGACCTCGCTTGTATTCCAAATTCTTCAACGCTGATAGGCCGACCTGATAGCACCCACCGTAAATACCCGGAGAATGGCTGTGACCGATAATCATTTTATTTGATAATCTGGAAAGGGATTTGATATCACCGCGTGATCCATTGATGCCAACGTCACCGTGGAAGCCGACTTCTATATTTTTAACCTTGAAGCTTTCGTCACGCTTCAAGAATACTGTACACATTAAATTCTGCAATCCGATGCCGTTCTCCGGGAACTTACACCAGAACTCCAACGGGTCGATGGTTTCGAAACCGGTAGGCGTTTTCTTGATATGCTTCATCTGATGGTATTTCATGTAGTAATAGAATTGAGCGTTTTCATAGTCGCCCTTAGCATCCGACTCACGCAAGTAACGATCAAAGGCTTCGTCATGGTTAGACTTAACGATGATGTTTTTAGCGTTGTCTCTTGATACGCGGTCAATAAAATCGGCAACCGTTTGAAGTTCATCCTGAACATTGTTGCGACCAAAACGATGTTTACCAACTGCCGTGATGTCGTTGCCGCGATGATGATGATTACGAGAGTAGAAATCACATAGATCATGGAATACCATCAATTCCGGCTGCAATACATTGCAGATGGAATCTTCATTGTGATAAGTGACATCTTCAACTACTTCATCGATAAATTCGGCATGGGTGTCGCCGGTGATGAGTGCCGCTACACGGTGTCCTTCGGTAACAGCGTTCGACGTATAGAACTTGTCTAAGTCATAGAAATTACCACTAACACCAGAAGCATGAATGTGGCGAACATGGAAAATGTCATTAGCATCAATTTCAACAATCGCAGCCGCTAAGCTATGGTGAAATTCACCTTTCCAACCAGCTTTACTGTCACTGTAGTTAGGTTGCGTGATAGCACCTGTACTCAGTAGAAGTTTCGGCTTACCGTCCAAAGTAGCAACCGACTTTAATTGAACCTTCGGATGACCAATGATGGTTGATTTGGTGCCAGTATACGCTTCCAATTCTGAGATTGGTTCGTTGGCGGTTGGCTGAATCTTGATGTTAGCCAACACAACCAGATTGTCGCAAAGCTGCTGTTCAGTATCGACAATGTATTCGGTAATCATGGTGTTCCACCAATCGTCAGCCTCGTTGTTCTGAGTCCAAACGGAAGTTGGGTTGCGATAACGATACGGAATGACTAGCAATTCAGCGTTGTTGTGCTGGCAATAGGTTTTGATGGAAGCTAGGAACCCTAAGTGAACCGGTGTAGCATTCTGCGCTGATGTAATGACATAGCGTTTACCAGTCTTTTTAACACCCGCAACCTTGGTTAAGGAGCGCGTATATTCTTCATTGAATTTCTTCAATTTTTCTGCGGATATTTCAGCGTCACCCGATTTCAACAGGGGCAAATCCATGCCAATATACGCTTTCAATTTTGCTATTTTTCTGCGGATAGAATCTGGTTGCATTTCGATAAGAACGGACAACTGCTCTCTCGTCATGTTCAACTTCATTGCTATCTTGTACTTTCTTACGAACTCTTCTGACTGTGCGAACGATTGAATATTATTCATGTTTTTCCTTATTTTGTTCTACTTCGACAGCTTCAACATCTATAACTTCGTTACCGACATTCATCAAAGCTCTCAACATCTCGTTTCTGTCCATTACAATGGTCATGTTATTGTTGTTAATAGTTTTGCTGCCCGGTGCCGTAGCTTTACGGAAGTTAAATTTGTCTTTACTGTCTTTTAGTTTTGCTTTCTTTTCTGCGGCATTCAAAGCGATACTCAATTGCTGACCGGCAACTTCTGCCAATCGCGCAAGAAACTTCGCTTCCGCTCCACCGTCGATATGTTCGCGTACACGATCCACCATATCTAAAGCGGAGTCCATTATCATCTGATAATCTTCTTCTATCTCTTTATCTTTGTCATCATAAGACTCATACTTGCCTAATTCGGTTTTGCGCTTGGTCACAACCAATTCCGTTGAACCCTTATCAATGTCAAAGTGGTCTTCCAGAGGGTGTGAGCCTAGCTTTATGATTTTGTCAATGTTACGAATAGCCATTGTATTACGCCTTGTTATCCAGATATTTATTCAATAGCTGGCGCTGCTGGTACTTCTGTTTCAGATGCCGCATCGTCTTTCGCCTTAAAATGGTTAGAAATAAGCTGCGAAATCTCGTTTGTCTTATGTTTGGCGGCACAGGATAAAATTTCAAGACGATACGCCAAATCGGCGGCATCTTGTTTCATTGCATCAAGAACTTCCAGTTCATTGATTATTTCCTGACTCAGCGAAGCTACCGGTATGGTGCTGCCTCTTACGCTGATGAATGATGTCTTTTCGATTGTATATCTTT